ATTCCATTCGGCCTTGCCCTGTAACGCATCATCACGATTGCCCCAACAGCTGATGCACTTCCGTCAATCGCATAGGCTGGCATGATTGTTGTCGTGCCTTTTACAACACGATAGTCTGCGTGGTCATCTCTGAATTTTGTTGCGTTGGCGCATGGCTCCATAGTGGTCCAACCGTGCGGAATTCCGTTGCATGGTGACGGGTCAACAGCTGCGCCAACTTCTAAGATTTTGGCAACAAACCATTCGCTGAGGATTTCACCGTCAACTGCCTGCGCCATTACTCACCCGCTGGGATAGTTTCACGGTACAGGAACAACCTGCGCATATCGTAGCTGTAGTAAATTGGCTGACCCGTTGCCGGATTGTCACTGTTGCAGGTGTAACAATATCGCATCAGCCCAGAATGAGGCGACATATTATGGTGTTTTGGAACAACCCAACCCGGAACACCGGCAGGGGTGTCAGCCTGCATTTCTGCTGAGACTTCAAACTGTTCAAAAACAAAGGTAATGTCACAATATTTGTTGTCATAAATTGAGTCTGTTATGTTGTTGAGGTCAATGTTCGTAGTGGGCCTTGGCCCCGGGTAGTCATTGATTTCCATGCCAAGAAAAAGAAGTGAGCCATCAGGGAAGCCAAAAAAGTTTCCGCTGGATTGAAAGTTGACCCGCCCATACGCCTGCTGAATGGTTTTGCTTGTCACCATTTTGTACGGGACAAAGAACCATGTTATTTTTACGGAATTCTTTACAACCGTGATCCTTGGCCCTGCTCCATTAGCCTGACTGATTGGCTGGGGAAGCCCACCGGGCAAATCTGGAGAGTGAAGGAAGAATGAGCCGTTGTTGCTTGGAAGCAACTGAGCATTAGGCTCATATTTAATGCGTGTAAACCGCAGGTGTTCTGCATAATCCCTATAGTTTTTTCCACCGCCATCCGGGCTGTAATAGCGCACCAAGTTCCAGTATGGTGCCATCTGCGTGTCATTGATCAACAAATATGGCCTTGATTCAAAGGTTACAGTGACCCGGTATTTCTCATAACGCACAAAAAAGCTTGGGAGGTTCCTCTCAAGCTCATCCGTAAGGCTGACAATACTCACTTCAGCGTCATTGGCTCCTGCTGCGCCAACACCTACAACCCTGTCAATCTTGCTGGCATAAAGCCAGTTGTACTCAGGATGGGCCAATGGGATGGTCCTGACCAATCTTCCGGTCAAGTCCCCATTAGCATTCGTTTGCTGAATGACTGATTTTCCAAGAATTTCTGTAAGGAATGAATCAAGCCCATTCCTTACGATGATGTAATCCACCGTTGCCGTGCCACCATCCGGGCCAAAAGATGCTGTGGACGGGCTGACTGAGTCGATTGCCTCCCAGTATTTTGTGTAAAGCGTGCCGGATGCCATTAGAATTTCCCCCGGGCAGCTTGGCCTATCTGAGCAGCTGGTGCTTGATTCTCACCCTGCCTTACAAGTGTTTGAATGCCATCGGCAATCTTTGCTGTGTTTTCTGCCGTCTTGAATTCCGGGGTGTTTACGCTGCTTCCAAATGAAGCTTGCATAATTTGCTGACCAAATTCGGCAAACCCTGTAAACTGTGCGCCTTTAGCTGCTGTTCCACGGGATGCCCCGGGTGTTACCTGAGGCACCTTTAGCCTTCCACCAGCCCCGGGCTGAACAAATCCCTGAGCAAATTCGGCAATCTTTCCAATCAGCCAGCTGAACTTATTCACAATGTACGCAACAACATCGGCCAACATTTTTAATGCGGGTACAAGGTAAGGCACAATCAGATTGATCAAAGGGGCTGCAAGGCTCATGAGTGCGCCAATCAGCTGGTTGATTGGGTCCATGAGCATGACAATGATTTCTGCCAAGGCTTCCCAATACGGCAGCATGGCCTCAATTATTGGCTGAAGGCCTTGACCAATCGTCTGAGCAATCTTTGCCACCATTCCGGCAAACTGCTCAAGGTAAGGCTGCATTGTCGCAAGAAGGCCTGAGAAGATTCCAATTACAGGGGCAGCAAGATTGATCATTGCATCAGCAAAAAGCTGGAATGCCGGAATCATTGATTGAACTACAGGCAGAAGGGCATCAGCGAATGTGCGAACAATCGGAACAACCGCTGCCATGATTGGAACAAAAAGCTTTCCCACAACAGCATAAAGGTCGTCAAAGGCAAGCTGAAGTTGCTCCATGATAGCCGGGTTCAACGATGATACAAAACTCCCAACGGCGTCAATAATTCCTGTAAATGCCCCTGTTAATGCGCCAAAGGCAGCAACTGGTGCAGTAGCTGCTGCAGAAAGGCCAGAAAACACCCCCTTGGCAACGGGAATCATTCCCTTTGCCACAACCTCAATTCCCTTGATGATTCCTTTTGCTGCTGCGACGATTCCTTTGGTTGCTAAGGCCATGGCCACGCCACCCACAACAGCAAATCGCATCATCGCAGCAGAGGCACCGGAAAAAGCTGCTTTAGCTGCTGTGGCCATTCCCTCACCACCCGCTGAGGCACCTTTCCCCAACTTGGAAAGCATGCCGGAACTAAAAAGCGACTGTATTTTTGTGAAAGAAAAAGACGAAAGTCTTTTCCCGAAAGCAGCAACATCTTGATCGGACAGGTCCAATGCTTTAGCAAAATTTTGGACATTTGTTGACAGACCAGAAAAAGACTTGGAAAACTTTGACCCGATGTCCGAAAACACTCCACGGATTTGATTCAAAGAAAACTTGGAAAACTGCGAGTTGATCTTGGTTGCTTGCTGGCTGGTCAACCTTAATGCGCTGGTTGCTGACATTGCGTTCTGAGCAAGCCCTGAGAAGGCTTGAGCCAGCATCTGCATCGCTGCGTCACCAGCTGCCATAAACTAATCTCCTTGCCTTTTCTTCTTCCATCCCTGTGTACAGCCAAAACTCATACACTTTTTTCTTTTCTGCCTCAGGATCATCGAACCCATACGGCAATGGTAAAGGCTTGCCTTTGTCATCCCTTTTTCGGTAGTAAAGCATCACGATTTGGCGCAGGGTCAGCTGTGATATTTCTTCCATCTTCAGAAGGTAAGGCTCATCAATCAAACCAGCGACCATCTGAGGATAGTGAGGAATCAGGTGGCCTGCTCCACCGTCTGCTGCTTTCCCTCCAAGTCGGGCAGGGATTCCTTCATTGCGTGATTGATTACAGGTGCCAATGAGTCCCTTTCCGTTTCCAACAGGTGCTTGGCCCTGATTTCGTCCACCCCCATCATGATCGAAATAACGCAAACCATGCCGGGAATGGTGGAAAAAGCATCTGAGCATTCTTTTCCGCCAAAGGCATATCGTCCCTTGGCGATGTCGGCAGCAACGCCAGAAATCGCCATGGGGAAGTTTTCCCCAAGCAAATCCTTCTGGTCATTAACAGCCTTGAATGCCCTTCCCTCAAGCCACTTCTCAAACCGGGCCATGCTCTTGAGGGTCAAAGGCGTGACCTTGTGTTTTTGGCCATCCGTGGCCTCATACAGCAATCCATCGCCATGGCTTCCAAGTGTTTCCGATACGGTCTTGAGCATCATCCACCTATCTGTGTCACATCGAAATCGCCAGTGGACTCACCAGCGCAATTCCATCGCATATACCCACGCACACTTTGTTCAAGCGTGAAATCCGTAATGATTGCCGGAATGGTCACAATACCGTTTGAACCATAAATTGCATCGTGAGTCAAAAGTATGCGCACAAAATTCCCAACATGGGGTGTACGGGATTCAGCCGTGCATATCCCTGACAAAGTAACCTTTGCCCTTCTCACACCGCCAAAAGTCACTTGTCCCGGTGTACCAAATTCCATGAACCTTCTTTTGTCCCCCGGAATAGGGGCCATTAAAGGAACCAAGGGATTTAGCCTGACTTGATCATATGGCCAATCAATTTGGCCACCATAAATGGAAATATTTGTGGTGTCCACGGTGGGTGCGGACACCTGCAAAGAATAGGAATCAGCCTCAATTTGGAGTGATAACCCATAAATGAGGCGTGCATTCCGTCCATATAATGCTGCTTGAGGTGCCATTATGCGAATGGATATTTTTCAGTCATCACACCAGTAATTTCAAGCGTGGCCTTGTCCTTGACTTGTGTGCTTACCTTGACACTGGTGATGGTCATGTTCCGGGTAGCCGATACGGCAGCAGAAATACCAAACACGATCAATCCAGCAGCCCCGGCAGTCGGTGCCGTTCCCGTGTATGGTCCACTTGCCGAAAATGTAGCCGAACCAATGCCCGGAATGGTCTGCTTGAACCCAAGGCTAGTGAAGTTGGTTACATCAACCTCTTCAGCCGTATCATCCAGCGAAAAACTGTCCATTGGATACGATGTACCACCAACGGTGATGAACGCAAACTTACCAGCAAGATACTGTGTAACAGCCATGTCATGGGCCTCCAATTATTGCAAGATTGTAAGTCAAAGTAACAGCACCTGTATTTGTGAGCTTGATATTCCTTGCCGATGCGCTGACTGTTGCTGCCGTGTTCTGAGCAAAGCAAAAGCCACCTCCAGACGGGATGGTCAAGCTGGGAGTTGTTCCACCGAAAAACCATGTTAATGGGTTGGTGGCACCCGGTTCAACCTTGAGGGATGAGTCAGCTGTTTTTGCGATGATCGCATAAACCCTGACCATGGACACCGATTGACCAAGCTGATCGGTGAAGGAAAAAAGATCAACGGTTGTTGAAGCAGACGCTGCCAAGGTTCCTTGAACCACATAAATAGAGTTGGCAGCAGATGACCCAACGGTGTACGAAATGTTCAGCGAAAGGCCATCTGGCCCTTGAACGGTGTTTGCATAACCCGTGTTGGCTTTGCTTTGCTGCCAATTTGAGGTAATGGATATGCTGGCGAAATCAAGTGCCATTAAATGTCCTCCAGAACATAAAAGTTCAGGTTGCCACCCGGTGTGCTGGTTACATGAAGATGATTGCAGTCACCCGTAATTGGGCAGGAAACAGGGAATCCAAACTGCCAAATCAAAGGCTTGTTGGGAACCATGACAAAAGTGTTTTGTGTAGAGCCACCGTTCTTGGTCAACACCGTCATGTTTGCATCTACCCACAAAATCACGCTTTTTACCAAAGATGCTGTCAAGGGGAATGTGACCTGAAAGTTGCTGGAAGCAGCAGGGATTATGACTGATGCCCCCACGCTTCCATCAGCCGTCTGATTTGCCGTGAAGCTTTGTATTGCACCAGAATCAGCTTGGAAACCGATGTTGAAATTATGTGATAAAGGCATTTCAGCTTACCCTTTCTTCAAGACTCAGGAAGTTCACACGAAATGTTGTCAGTTCAACCGTTGCCCGTTGCTCCACTTGAATAAATGGCCCGCCAATGTCCATCTGGGTGTCGTAAACGGTCCCTGCCCCTGAAAGTAATGGCTGGTAAATTGCGTTCCTCACCGTCTGCCTCAGGGACAAATATCCTTCAACATCCAGCGTTTGAACCCTATCCCCAACAAGAAACATGGCAACAACAACCGGGTAAACATAGACAACATTCTTCTGGAATGCTTCCGTCTCGATGATTTCCCCATCCTCTGTTGGGGCAATCACAATCATCGGGAAGATGTCGCCAGCAAGGTTAACAGGCCTTTTTCTCAGGGCAACAGATGCATTGGTACCCACAGCATTTTGAATGCGTGTTTTCAGAAAAAAAAGAATATCAAAGTAAACACTCATGGTACAGGAAGGTCCACTTCTTCCACCGCTGTTCCAGCTTGAGACTCGCACTCAAGCTGGTATTTGTTGCCCCAAACATCGTTGTTCACGGCCGAAATAAACCACTTTGTTCCAGAAATATCCTGAACATAACCATTAAGCTGGGGGACAAGGGCATCCCAGACAATTTCACGGGAAGGGTCAATCAGGCTTGGGGCTTGGTACATGACTTCTGAGGTTGGGTCGGAATCAAACAGGATTGCATTTGCTCCCCTGACAGGGCCACGCCATAAATTCCAAGTGCAAAATGTCCTGTATCCCAGCGTTCCGTCACCCATGTCAGCCAATACCGTGTCAACACCCTGCTGGAGTGCGTAGTCAACAACCCCGCCACTTCCGTCCGGGTTTGTTAGCGTCACGGATTGCGTGTTGTCAAAGGCAACATAATCGCCAGAGATGTCGATGCTGGGCATTGGTCAAACCTCAATAGATTTGTGCCCGGATTTCCAACGGATTGAGAATTTGAGCCATTTTGTTTAAGTCGGCAACTTGGCGCAGCAAGCTTTCACGCCATTCCGACCGTGAAACCGATTGCCCGCCAACTGAATAACTTGGCTGTGGGTTAATGGAATCGGCAGTCAGCGCAGCAAGTAAATTGCTGCGCTGAGTTGCGATACTGGCGACATCATCAGCAAGTGCCATCAGGATACCCTGTATGTGTGTTCCGTTGCGATGATTCCCATGATGGTATTGTAGGCCTTAACAGCTTCACCCTGACTTTCGGCCTCAATGGCCATATCGGGCAAAGATTCAAGACCAACCGTCCAGCTGCGCTTCCCGTTGGAAACAACAACCTTCTGCAGAGTTTCAGGCTCACCCGGTGCCAAATCTTTCGTGGTAACCGGGTCAGCCTTAAACTCAGAAAACTTCTGCTTGCTCATCGTCATTCGGTCCCTGCAACTACATACCTTGGGTCACGGACACCCGCAACGCCCATCCAGCTTGCCTTGACCGCAAGAGCAATGTCCTGATTGAACTCAAGAGGGTTCAAGGGTGGTGCTTCAACAATAGTCAATGGCTTGGCCTCACGCCAAACAAAGGCCTTCTTGAAGTCCCCAAGGTAGCAGCGAGTGTTGGCGTTGCTTGCCGAAACACCGCTGTCAGTCAGTGCTTTAAAAGCGTGAGGGCTGGTCATAATTTGGTAGTCACGATCCAGTGGGTTCTCACTAATATTCTGAATTGGCGCACCTGAGGTCGCATAACCCGGATTTGCCCGGCGCACCTCAGTTGCGTTGACAATACTGCGTGCCTGATATTTCAGGGCAGGCATGACCAACATCTGCTTTGGCTCCACCAAGATTGGGTAGCCAGTGATTGGATCGACCATGTTCACGAACAATTGCTCAAGGCTGTTGATCGTGGTCCAATCGGTCAAACTGAAGCCTGTAAGCTTGTTAATCCATGCGCCAGTGGTGAGGTAAGTGTTGTAGCTGGTTCCGTTCCAGCTGTGGTTGTTAGTGATTCCAAGAATCACCTGAAGAATCTTGTACTCTTTGGTCAGCGCAAGATAGGTTCCCACGCTGCGGGCAGAGTCAAGGATTTGAGTGGTCAAATCGCTGTAAATTGCTTCCATGGACACGGCACAGATACGGCCATGCTTTTCCACACCCGGATAGGTGATGTACTGCCCAGCAAATTGGGTTTGCGGGTATGGCTCACCCTCTTCAAGCTTTGCACCGATGTCCCTTACATCGGACAGGTATGGCACCTTTTGAGTTCCAAGGTTGCCGTTTGTTACAGCAATCGTGGTGGCAAGCTCTTCACCAATGAATGATGCAAGCCTGAACTTCTCTTTGATTTCGTTGACCAAAAGCTGACCAGTAATGGCCGTGAAAAGTGAGGCAGAAACAGCCTCAGATGATTCCTGAACCCGGCTCATTCTGTTTTCAAGAACGCTTGTCCAGTTGTGGCCAATGAAGGCTTCAGCCATCCGGCGCAAAGAGAAGTCGCCAACAGCAACTTTCTTTTCTGCAATGGCATCCTTCAGGGTGTTCACCGTAGCGTTGACACCATTCTGCTCACAAATTTGCTTTAGCTTGTACTCAATCATGGAAAAAACTCCTTGCTGTTTTGGTTAGGATTGGCGTGCCACAGGGTTCTTGACGGACAAGAGTTGAATCTTGACCCGGGTAATGGAGGCACCGGCCTCAACCACCCTTCCGATGGCAAGTGCTTCCGATGCCACCGCCACAACTTTTTGTGCTTCCAATAAGTTGCCAGTTTGCTTGGCGCAGCCTACAAGGTCGCCAATGGCGAAAGTTGCGCTGGCACAATCAAACTCAAAGATTCCTGAGCAGTCAATTCTGATCAGGTTGTCAGATGAGTTGCCAAAAACACGGGCAACAGTAGCGTCTTTTTGCTGGCCAGACACGCCAAGGAATCTGGTTACAAAAGCAGTTTGAGTGGTCGCCAGATTGGTGTCCCAAGTTTCATCGGAAGCACGAACCACATTGCCGGATGACAACCCAACGATGTCGCCAACAGCGACAGCTTGAGCAGTCAAGACCGGGGCAACAACCGGGTTTATTGTTCCATACAGGTACTGAGATACAGCCATCAAATCACCAACCTTTCTTGTTAAGAGCGTAAAGCTTTGACCAATGAATCAACCGTCAAATCGCCATTTTGAGCCACGGACGAAACAGGTGCCTCACCCCTATAAATGACTTTGCGCCTGTCATCAATCAGTGGTCTCCAATTCTTCTTGCTGGAATCGGCAAGGATTCCAAGGAATGCTTCCGTGATTGAATATTTTGGAAGGCTTGAAGCCTCGCAGAATTTCTTGGCCTCCTTGACAAGCCTTTCCCTTTTGTCACGGGCACGGTAGGCATCCACCTCTTCAATCAACTTTCGGACTGCCGGGTTGGACTTGGTTCGTCGCAATGATTCCTCAGTTTTCATGAGTTCATATTGTTCTTCTTCCATGTCTTCTTCATCTTCATCACCGATTGAAATAGCTGGTTCTTCAGCCTCATTCATTTCGCCATCAATTTCACCTTCAGATGAACTTTCATCCCCGTTTGAGCAAAGGGCCAAAAGCTTTTCAATCTTTGCGGAATCGTCAAGAGAACCATCAAGAATGATGTCCCCAATTTGATCCTTGAGACTATCCTCGTATTCGCCATCCATGTCGTCTTCCTCCACGGGTGCTTGCTTTGGAATTAACAAATCATCTTCTTGAGTCATTGCTTCACTGGAGGTGTTGTAAATATCACCCTTTTCACCGTCCCACTCCCCCACGCCTTTCCCTTGGGCGTTGAGTGCGGTTGCGATGTCTTTGTCGCCATCAATCCTGACAGCTCCAGCTTTCTTTACAGCAGCCTTCCAAGACGCATAGCTGTTGTAAATTTTGACTTTGCCAGCTGCTTCTTTTTTGACAGATTCTGTGGCCAGCTCTTGTTCAGCGTCAAAAAAGAAG